GGTTCCCCGAGTTGTTGTCAGCAAAAACTGCAGGCCGCACCATATTCCTGACTGAAGGCGAGAAGGCAGCCGATGCCCTGGTATCGATTGGAGTCATCGCCACCAGTGCTCACTCAGGATCTGGAAGTTGGCCTGAAGAGATAACGCAGTACTTTGCCGGTGCAGTGGTCATCATGCTGCCAGACAACGATCTGGCGGGTTGGAAGTACGCAAAGTTGGTGGCAGCGGCACTGATCCCTGTGGTGAAGTCACTGAGGATCGTGGACCTCCCGGTCATATATCCAACAGATGATGCATGGGAGTGGGTCCATGTTTACGGTGGAACCCGGCAGCAGCTCGCGGAACTCGCCAAGCAAGCCCAACCCATCACGTCAGTGGATGATGTAACGATGCCGGAAGGATTGCTTGCGCCATCAGAAGTGGTTGCACCTGCAACACCAAACGCAACAAACGCAACCGCCCCTGGCAATGTTCACCAAGAAACTGACAAGACGTACAAGCCCTTCAAGATTGAGTCATGGCAGTCGGTCAAGGACGAACCCATTAAGTGGTTAATACAAGACGTGATCCCCGATCAGTCTTTGGTTGCCCTCTTTGGGCCGCCAGCCTCATTCAAGTCATTCCATGCAATGTCCATTGCTGAGTGCATAGCCAGTGGCAGACCTTGGATGGGCAAAGAGATCAACGGCAGCGGGCCTGTTTTATACATAGCGGGGGAAGGGTACGGGGGAATAGGTGCCAGGATCGCCGCTATCAAGCAGCACCACAAGACCCCTGACTCGGCCCAGCTCTATGTTGTGCGCTCCATGATCAACCTCAGATCCAGTGCGGATGACTTCACTAACCTGATTGTGGCAATCGATGAGCTGGTGCAGTTGATCGGCGTTCAACTGCGCATGATCGTGATCGATACCCTGGCACGGTCATTTGGCGGTGGCAATGAGAATAATTCTGATGACATGGGGGTCTATATCCAGTCATTGGGCAAGATCCAGAACCGCTACAAGTGCTCACTCATGTTGCTGCATCACGCTGGCAAGGACACAACAAAAGGTCTGCGTGGGCATAGCTCACTCCTGGCCGCCGTGGACACGCAAATGGAGATCTTGAGGTTCACAGACTCCATGAAAGGGCAGATATTTCTGTCCAAACAGAAGGACGGCGAACAAGGTGAAAGGTACGGGTTTGAGGCCATCACGGTGGACATTGACAGGTCTGAACTTGGCCTGGAGAACGGCTCCAGTCTGGTCATTGAGGCGTCAGATGTTGGCGACACGAAGGACAACACCGAAGAAAATAAGCCACAAAAAGGCAAACCAATCGGGGCAAAACAGAAGATTGCTGAGAAGTCACTAAATGTTGCAATTAAAACCTTTGGCTCCATTATGGATACTCCAGAGGGGCGCAAAAACACCATCACTTTGGACCAGTGGAAGGCCGAATTCACGGCCATGATCGGGTCAGATGTATCGTCAAAAGACCTGGCAACGAACTGGGGAAGGGCCAAGGATCACATCCTAAAAAGTGGCTTTGGGACCATCAGGAACGACAAGGTATGGGCCAACCGCAAGGATCTGACAACTGGATTTGAGGCAGAAGCGTTGCTCAAGGCAGGGAAAATGGCCGGATTGGTTGATGAGTGAGTCATGTAATGGTTAACAATGTTATCCACCACAAACACCACAAACACCACAAATGTGGTGCAGTTGTGGTGCCACACATACTACAAACACCACAAACACCCCTATAAGGGGTTGTTTGTGGTGTGGTGTGTGGTGTAGTGTTAATTGGCAAAGTATTTATTGAATTGATGATTAATGGATTGGAGGCAAAGGATGAACGCAAAGCAGGGTCAAGTGGGTCAGGTCAAAAGTCGCATACCCAGTCGCGGTGTTAAGCCAGATTTCCCGGCAACAGATTTTGAGATCAGGCAGGCATCATGGCTGGCTGAGATTGATCGCATTAAGGTGGATCAGGATCGGAAATGGGGGACTGATAGATTGTGTACTTTAGTTGATCCAGCGTTTCGGGAGAAATTCTGGCAGCAACAGCAGCGGGTCTGGTCTGCTTGTCAGGCCAGGGACAGCGAGAAGCTCGAGAAGTCAGCAGCAGGCATGGTCAGGGCGTATCAGGCGCTCGAGGCCTGGGCAGTGGGTGTCGGTGTGTCACAGCGGCCAACGGTTGGCGCGGTGGAGCATGTCGGGAAAGATGGCAAGCTGATGGTGGTGGTTGCCACCAAGCAAGATGCAGCCTGGTATCGGGAAAACCGGCCTGATGTTGCCGGGCAGCACGTCTGGTCCATGGAGGAGATTGAGCTGCTGATTGAGGCTGAGATCAACCAGGCAGTGGTTGAGGCAAAGATCAGGTACGCTAAGTACGACCCGGTGGTGGTCAAGGTGGAGAAGTTGGGGGGTGAAACGGGTTTTGATGACTTTGTCAATGATCTGGACATTTCAGCACCATCCAAGGCACCTAAAATGTTCGATAGCAAAACAGCGGAGAAATTTAAGCATGGACACAATCAATCGATTTAAGGCACTTTGTGCCAGATGCTGGGCTTGGGTACTTGAGCGCGTTAAAACCTCTGGAAAGGGCTAAAAACATGCCTGGAAGACCTAAAACACGGCGTGATCTTGAGCTGCTTGAGGATTTGCCAGATGACATGGTCTTTGCCATGTTCGAGGCCGGTAAGCCTGTTTCAGTGATCTGCTATGAGCTTGGGATCGGGCGTAGGGCGCTTGAGAAGTGGATCGAGGAAAATGACCGCGATGATATGATTGCGCGTGCGCGGGCGAAGGCCGCCGATGAGTTGGCTTGTGAGACGCTGGCGATAGCGGACAGCGCCGATCCAGAGCACGCCGCGCACGCTCGCGTCCGCATCCAAACGCGCCAATGGCTGGCTGAGAAGTGGAAACCGAGCGTCTACGGCGCCAAACAGGCGCAGGTCCAGATCAACATTGGCTCAATGCGCATGGACGCGCTGCGCCACGCAGAGGTCATCGAGGCCGAGTTATCCACAGGCGAGGGCAAATAAGTGACTACTTATCCACAGGTCAGATGGGATTGCCTGTGGATAACTGCCATTTCTGTGCATAAGCACTGGCGCAGGCATGGAATAACTTAACATAATGGACAATGTAGCGATTAGGCTTTTGATAACGATCAGTCGATTCCAGCAGCCATGCGGCATTGAGCGCAAGCAGTCACTAACCAGCAATCCACAGGCGCGTGTAAGTTGCACACAGGCTGCTGGCCGCGCCGGTGCTGGCCCTGGCTTGCTGGCCGCGCCGACCCCCCCCTTGCGCTCGCGGCTGGGGGCAGGCTGATGCAGCACCTTAAGAAACACCGACCATGACCCACCCCCCTACCCCGGCACCGCCCACCGTCACTCTCCCAAAAAAAATAAAAAAAGTTGAGACAACGCTGGACCCCACCCAGAACCCGTTTGTCGAATTCGTAAGACTCTACAAAAACAACCCTGTCAGGTTCGTGCAAGAAGTGCTGGGCGTGACCCCTGACCCTTGGCAAGCAGAATTCTTGATGCACATTGCCAAGGGCAACCGCCGCATCTCTGTCAGGTCTGGCCACGGCGTTGGCAAATCAACCGCTGGCGCATGGGCGATGCTTTGGTATTTGCATTTGCGGTTCCCGGTGAAGATTGTGGTCACGGCCCCCACCTCCAGCCAGCTCTATGACGCACTCTTTGCGGAACTCAAGCGCTGGATCAAGGCCATGCCACAACTCTTGCAGGATCAGCTCGAGGTCAAGCAAGACCGCATCGAGGTCAAGGATGCCGCCACCGAGGCGTTCATCTCTGCCAGGACATCACGCGCCGAGCAGCCCGAAGCCCTGCAAGGCGTACACAGCGACAACGTGATGCTGGTTGGGGATGAGGCCAGTGGTATCCCCGAACAGGTATTCGAGGCCGCTGGTGGCTCCATGTCTGGACACAATGCCGTGACCTTGCTGCTGGGCAACCCGGTGCGGTCCAGTGGATTCTTCTACGACACCCACAACCGGCTTGCTGATGACTGGGTCACCATGAAGGTAGCGTGCGCTGACTCACCTCAAGTCAGCCAGGAATACATCGAGGAGATGAAGGCGCGTTACGGTGAGGAGTCCAACGCCTACCGCATCAGGGTTTTGGGTGAATTCCCCAGATCTGACGATGACACGGTGATCCCCATGGAATTGCTGGAGATGGCCTCCAACCGGGACGTTGAGGCCAGCCAACACGCCAGGATGGTGTGGGGTTTAGACGTTGCCAGGTTTGGGTCTGACAAGTCGGCCTTGTGCAAGAGGCAGGGAAACGCCGTCACTGAACCCATCAGGACATGGAAGAACCTGGACCTGATGCAGCTCACGGGTGCCGTTGTCGCTGAGTGGGAGGTCTTGATGCCAAGCTCCAGGCCAGCGGAGATCTTGGTTGACTCGATTGGTTTGGGCGCTGGAGTGGTTGACCGCTTAAGGGAACTGGGTTTGCCTGCTCGCGGGATCAATGTGTCAGAGTCCCCTGCCATGGGCCAGACGTACAGAAACCTCAAGGCTGAGTTGTGGCACAAGGCCAAGGCATGGTTGGAAGCGCGGGACTGTCGGATGCCCAAAGATGAACAGTTGATCGCTGAACTGGCGACAGTGCGCTACTCATTCACGTCCAGCGGCAAGATCCAGATTGAGGGGAAAGATGAGATCAGAAAGCGCGGCCTGCCGTCCCCTGACCGGGCTGATGCGTTTTGCTTGACGTTTGCCTCTGACGCTGTTGTCGGCATGTACGGGTCGAGCATGTCAGGGAAGTGGTCGCAGCCTTTGCGCAGGAACCTGCCCAGGGTTGCATAATTGGGGGGAAGCATTAACACGCATGGGGATTGAAGGCCAGCCATTTGCGTTCTACCGTCGCAGCCCGAGAGGTTGGTTATAAACGGTAGTCCCCAGCCGTGTTGGATGGTTCATGTGGTTGCCGCCTCTGTTGAGTGCTTGCGCCACCGCTGGTAATTCCTCCCCAACAACCCATTTTTTGAAAGGGCAAGCATGAAGATGACCAAAGCGCAAAAGAAAGTTGGCAAGGTGATGGGTGAGTACAAGGCCGGGACCCTGCACTCTGGCAAGGGTGGCAAGGTTGTGAAGAACCCCAAGCAAGCCATTGCCATTGCCATGTCAGAGGCCAAGATGCCCATGCGCGGCTCACGCACTGCCAAGAACATGAAGACCAGGGGCATGAAATGAAGGCCGGTTTGTACTCAAACATTAACGCCAAACAGGCACGCATCGCTGCCGGTTCCAAAGAGAAGATGCGAAAGCCTGGCTCGCCTGGTGCTCCAACGGCCAAAGCGTTTAAGCAGTCAGCCAAGACGGCCAAGACGGCCAAGAAGAAATGATCAAGCGCGGATCTGAGACATTCTTAGGCTACAACGTGCCCAAGCGCACGCCCGGCCACAAGACCAAGAGTCATGCTGTGCTGGCGAAGTCTGGGGACGAGGTCAAGCTCATCAGGTTCGGGCAGCAAGGTGTGACTGGTTCCCCTGACGGGTCCAAGAGGAATGAGGCATTCAAGGCCAGGCACGCGCAAAACATTGCCAAGGGCAAGATGAGCGCGGCCTACTGGGCAAACAAAGTAAAGTGGTGAAAGACTATGGCAACTAAAGACTATGAGCGCGCAGCCGAGCAGATGATGAAGGCCAATGGTGCCAAGTGCCCCACGGCCACTCAAGACATCACGGTGAACTTGAAGAACCGTGGCAAGGCCATCGACTCTGCTGCCTACGGCCCAGAGAACCCGGCACTGCCCAATAAGCAGTTTTGGATGAAGAAGGCCAGCGCCTGGGAAGTCAGCGAGAAGGACGCAAAGACAGCTCTTTGCGGTAACTGCTCCGCATTCAACCAAGAGAAATCGATGCTCAAGTGCATCGCCAAGGGTATTGGTGACGAGGGTGACCCCTGGGCCATGATCGAGGCTGGGGATTTGGGTTACTGCGAAATATTCGACTTCAAGTGCGCAGCCAGCAGAACTTGTGATGCCTGGGTTGCAGGCAGTGAAGAGGGCGAAGACGAGGAAGAGGGCGAAGACATGGGCGAAGACGAGTACAGCGGCAACGACATGGGGTCTGCTGGCATGGGTTCTTTGATCACGATCAATGTCGGGGCCAAGGATTGATCTCTCCCATCGCTGTTGCCACCGTCAAGGGCAAGTGCTTGCGGATGATGATGACGAGCGTGCGAGAGTACGCAAGCCAGGTGCCGATCTATTTGCGCGGCCCTGAGTCAGTCATTGGCGCCCATGACGCTGATCACCAGATCTTGGGCGAGGCGTCCACGTTTGGCGAGTGCTACAACGAGGTTATTGATGCAACCTTTGCTGACGGGTTTGACTCTGTCGTTGTGGCAAATGATGACATAGTGCTCACGCCCACAAGCTACCAAGTACTCATGGATGACGTGATGCTGCTGAAAAAGCAAGTGCCCAAACTGGGCTGGGTGGCTGCCAGGTGTGATGCGTCCAGGGCCACACAAAACATCAGGTCCAACCCGTTTGGCGAGGATCTGTACTACTTCAAGCACCCATGGGAAGAGCACATCATGCCCATGGAGTGCCCCAGCCCCATCTTTGCCTGGATCTCACGTGAGGCTTGGGAGACGGCCAAATTCCCACCGCTGAACTGGTACTCAGATGACGTGCATTGCACCGATTTGCTGGCCGCCGGGTTTCAGCACTACCTGTCCAGGTCCTATGTCCACCACGTTGGCAGCCAGACAATTGGCCTTGATGGTGCCAAACTGATCCAGCAGGCCACGCCCTGGCTGAGAAAGAACCGACCCGAATATGCAAAGCAGTGGTTTGATACTCAACCTGGGTAGTGGCCGGGATCGGCGATCTGAATGCGTCAACGCTGACATCAGGGCAGATGTTGGCGCTGACTGGGTTGTCGATATTTCCAAGTTGACGTATGGCGAGGTGATATGGTCGCCCATTGAAAAGGTGAGCATTGAGCGCGGCATGTTCTCCAAGATCATCGCCATTGACGTGCTTGAGCACATTCCTGATCTGGTCGCGGCCATGACCAACTGTCGTGATTTGCTGGAGATGGGTGGCGAGATGCATATCTCAGTGCCCTATGACCTGAGTCTGGGTGCCTGGCAAGACCCCACGCATGTGCGTGCATTCAACGAGAACTCATGGGTTTATTACTGCGCCTGGGCCTGGTACTTGGGTTGGACTGGTTCGCGGTTCAACATGGAGCGCCTTGAGTACAAATTAAGT